CCCTCTGTGGCTCTTTGCACCAGATATTCTCTGTTCCAGATGTTAGTTGATTCAGAACGGATCGAGCCAAGGAAATCGCCTGTGCTGGGATCAAAGAGCTTATCGGTGACTAGAAGCGCATGAGTGTGGAGACTCCGTGTTCCCGGCGTCCACGCACTTCCATTCCAATAGTACCACCAATCGTTTTTATAGCCTGTTTCGTTGCCCGTGTAATGATATACCGTATTATGATCGGTCATAGCAGCGGCAGTTGCAGCATCCACAACATCATCCGTCCCGATGCTTTTCCCAAGCGCTGTCTGGATGTCTTCGTAGTACTTTTGATGAATGAGGACATCGCCGGGACGGATAATGGTATCGGAAGTCAGCTTTTCCAGCTTGTCCCAATAAGTCTGAAGCCACCATTCTGTTCCCTCAAAATAAGGAATGCCAAGAGCCTGAGAGACAAATTCGATGCAGACCTGTCCGAATTTGCAGTTATTGGAATGACTTGCTGACGCTGAAACATTCGTTGACGAAATAATACTCCACACTTTGAGAGCGCTGAAAAACGTGTAATAGGAACATTTAATTCCGGGAGCAATAGCGCCATACGGAATTCCGACAGCTTCGGTCAAAGTCTTGTGAGAACTGACACTTGTTGCTGGATTGAAGTTATAATTCCGTGTGCAAATTTTCTTCGCCTTATATCTTACGTTTGCGAGCTTTTTTGCATTCTGAATTGCCAGACCAGCCTTATAATTCGGAATCGTGTCATGCTGCACATCGCAATAGACTGCAATGTATGGCATACTTTCGAGCAGATAATATGCCAGATTTGAAGACAACGCCGGCCTTGCAATACCATAAACGGAAACTTTGTAACGATCACACCCGTCAGGAATTTCAATCCATCTGTCATAAATGACATTAGCGTCCATTTCGCCGCCGAGAGCCGTTTCCATTTCTGTTTCCGATCCAGTCGGGCAGCACTTCGGAGCTTTGATGACATCGTAGGTCGCTGTTGCTGGATTGTACTTATAAAAAATCGCGTCGAGGCAAAGTCCGTTAGCGTAAATCCATTTTCTGGATGGCGAGCAAGATTTGTAATTATCAGATTCTCCCTCTGTCTGATGAATGTCGGTATAATACAAAATGGTCTTGCTGTCATTTGTCACATATCGTTCTGTGTTCGTATTGATCATCGTGAGCAGACGGATCGGAGTGAGTTTGCAGATCGGGCTGCGAACATAAACGTCACCGGGGAAATCATCTGCATTTGTTCCGAACGCAATCAGAGTATTATCTGAAACATTGTCTTTTCTTGCTCGAACGTTGAGCGTGTTTTGGGAACTGTCAAAGGCTTTCGCGTCATCCACAACAAACGCATTGCCTTCGTAGTGTCCGAAATAGAAATAAAACGAATCAGCGCTTGTCGCATTGCGTCCCTCCTTCATAACGACAACCATGCTGTCGTCATAAGGGATCGGGCAATTCAGAGTGTTTACACCTTTATCACCGTTCCAAACTTCGCTGCTGTTGTAATAACCTTTCTGCGGATAGTCCCAGACGTATTTATAAACTGGCATATTCTCAGCAGCTTCCAGATTGTCCATCATTTTCTGGACAGACCCATAGACGCTGCCGTATTTATCCCTATACGACACGACGTTTTTGAGTTCTGTTGTGTCAACGAGATCAGCAATCTGTTCTGCGGTATACTGCGCGTCATACAGTTTTGCGTCAGCGCGGTATTCCACAGCGCAGTCTCCCGTGTCAGCCCACACATAGTTAATCCCATGCAGCGTTTTGATGCTGCCAGTATCGACCTGATAGCTCGTTTCCGTACCGCCAAAGTCTACGACTTGAGCGCCAGTTGTCGGACTTGTTCCCTCCGCATATACGTCACGATCAGAAATCCAAGGGCCGACAAGCGTCTCGCCGTTATAAGAGGCATAATACGGTCTAGCTTTAAGCGTACCAGATGCAAGATCAAGCGTACCAGCGTAGACAGTCCCGGCTACACTCTGCCAAGAGATAGAACAAGAATCACCGTTATACGCTTCGTATTCGCTCTCAGAATCGCTTTGCTCAAGCTGAATGTTGGTGTAAGTCACATCGCCTTTTTCCGACGTTGTCCATGTGCAAGCAAGGGCAAGAGCGAGATCGCCGTCCCCGTCGCTGCTGCTGAGAGTGACGCTCATATGCCCGTTTACAATATCAGTAGTCGTTTTGACCGAGCTGTTATTACTAATGCGTCGAAAAACAATGCGCGGTGAACCAGACGTCACAGAAACGTCAGCAGAAAGCGTCCAGCTTTTTCCTGCTGCAAGCGTCGGAATAGGGATTTTCGCGCAGCGATAAGCGCCAGCCGAAGTCGCTTGAACGCGAATTCCGTTTGTCACCTGAGAAACAGAATAGCCGCTGTTGGTGTTCCATTTAACAGCTTTTGTGTAGTCAGCAAGATTCTTTCCGCAACGGTTAACAGTCACGCCAGTCGAACCAGAGATTGCTCGGATATTGGAAGATGACGGATCGCCGCTGCCGCTCTGCGTCGGCTTGATCTCGACGCTCAGATTCTTAACCGGCGTATTCTCAGCACCATCGGTAAACGAAGCCAGAGCGCCAGACGCAGAATTTGTCGCATAGGCGGTCAGGAGATCGCTCTCTTCTGCTTTCTTGGATACGTCCGTACTCAGCGAGACAGATGTTGCGTCCGTTCCTGTCCAGGCCCCGGCAGCATGGTCAGCCGTAAACCGATAGAGCTGCCCGCTGTACCAGATGTAGTCTCCGACCGAATACGCATCGGAGGTGCTGAACGTCGGGGCCATGCTCGCGGAGTTGACGTCGCCGTCCGCACCCTTGGGGATGCCAAAGTTGAACACTGCAGCTCCAGACGTTCCGCTGTTTGTTACGGTTGCATTATTACCGGCATCAAGAGTCGTGACCGTGCCGACTGTAACAGTGGCAGCCGTTCCGGTATCACCCTTTTCTCCGTCCATGACATCAAAGGTAAGTCCAAGAGGATGATCCTTGTCAATGATCGTGACACGGTGGCCACCAGTGATGTCGGAAATCAGCACATTGGGGGAAATGCCGTCAGTGCCGTTGGTACCGTTCGTACCATCATTTCCCGGAGGTCCCTGTGGCCCCGTGCTTCCGATAGGCCCCACAGGTCCTTCGTCGCCCTTATCTCCCTTGTCTCCCTTATCACCCTTGTCGCCTTTGAAATTCCCGGCAGCAGCCTCGGCGGTCAGCTCGTCGATGATCGCCTGGGCCTCTGCGGCTTTTTCCGTCCAAGTGACATAGCCGACGTTGTCGAAGTAGTTGTAGTCCATCGGCTTCTGCCGGGGCTTGACAAAGTACTTCGCCTTCTCAACCTCTACTACCTCACCGCTTTCTGCCTGCGTCACAATCGACAGCAGGAGCCAGCCGGGATATTGCAGCGCAATGTTGGGAACCACGCCAGACCACTCGTTTTCCTCTTCCGTTGCCGTTGTGACAACAGGGATGGCTTCGGGAATGATTGGTCTGTTATGCTCCATAAAAGTCACGCTGAATCGCAGGATCGGCTGTGTTTCCACGCCGCCTACAACCAGCACACGGTCACTCTCCCACTGGGTAAAGACCGGTGCATTGCCGCTTGAATCTTTAATCGTGATTGCCATGTTTCCTCCATTACTGCAGTAAACCGTGCAGTGCGGTGTAATCCAGGTCCTCATAGGTGGTACCGTCCGAGGACCAGATCCTCAGTGCCCACCCGGGTCCTATTTCCAATAGTTTTGCGTTTGCTGATCCAGTGCCGGGTGCCTTGCCAAACGCGACGCCGTCCCCTGTCTCCCGGAATTTCATCGCCCAGGCACGGGTCGGCAGCGTCTTGAGATATGTCGCGGTGTTTCCCAGCCCGTCCGAAAGCTCGATCTTGACCTCATAGCTGACGTCCGGGGAATACAGGCTCAGAACGGATTTCACACCGCTCGTCATGGTGGTCCCATTGCCGCTGTACTGCTGATCCAGCTCCCGGACAAAGGCTTTCATGGAGTATGCGTTTTCATCTACATCCGAAGCATTTATAAACTGACTGATGGATGCGGTCGCCTTTGCCGCAATGTAGTACTCGTCCTCGTCCGGGTCACCGTCAATATCGCAGCGGAAAACACTTGGGTCAGAAATTACCGGCAATGTGTATCCGATAAGGGATACTGTAATGGTTTCAGATACAGTAAAGCCACGGCTGTCTGTTACGGAACAGACAATATTTGCGCTTATTCCAGGGATAACGCCGGTATCTCCTGTTGTCGTAGGGGGAGTAACGTCCGTGTCTGTCCCATTGAAACTGACGGTGTATTTTGTGATGGTCGCGTTGTATTTCAGGGTAATCTTGGAACTGTCAAAAGAAATCCTGGCCTTGCTGTATCCCTGTATCCAGACTGTGAAAGCATTTCCATTGATCGCATTGGTAAATTCGTTCAATGGAGCAGCGATTGCCCAGCCTGTTGTCGTAATGGGTGCCACGTCAGAGGCATCAAATGACATGGTGATCGTTTTTGTGTTGCTGCCCATCGAAACGTCGTTGTAGTAGGTCGTGCAGGTAATCGTCGCCTGTGCGGATGATGCGCTTGTGATTACTGCTGCATAAGTTGCGACGTCAGGCGTCCAGGTCGCTGTCGTGGCGCTGCTGTTTGTAAGGAGGGTTGTACTGATTCCTCCGCAGCTCACGGTCATCGTGTGCTTGACGCCGGAAACGACGTTTGACAGCGTGATCGGAATGCTCTGGCCAAAAGTACCATCGCTCGCGTTTACCACGGACGGCGTCGCCGCTGTAGCTACCAGTTTGACATCGACGTTATAATTCGCGATGCTGAAGCGAAGCGTCTTGTTGTTCCACGAGACTGGCACACTGACAACAACACCAGAATTACCGTAATATGAAGCCGTACCAGGAATAGCTCTTGCAAGGTCTGTTGATGTATTGGACGGGTTTATATAAATATTCTGGCCGTTATAGGTGATCTTGTCGTGCGTATAATAAACGATTGCAAGGCTGTCGGTCGTATAGCTCGGATTCGTCTGTGTCTGGACTTCAATTTTGAGCCGGATATAATTTGCGCTTGTTGGCGTCTGTTCTGTGACAGTAAACTTTCTCCACCATCGTGCCCAGTGACCACTGCCGCCATCCATATAGACTTCCTGGTATCCGGTTGTATATGTAAATGCCATAGCTACTCACCTCATGTCGGTGTACCGACATACCGGATGCCGAGGCCGCCTGTCATCGTGAAAAGCCAGCCGTCTCCCAGCGTCATTGTCTGCTGAATGGAAATATTCCTCACGTTCAAGCTGGAATCCCCGGACTTGAACCAGCCGACTTTTACACCGCCGAGCCAAAAGCTCCAACCGCTTGACGAGTAAAGGCCGAAAGTCTGCTTGTCCTGGATGTGGTAGTATGTCACCGCGTTCTCAGTGATCTCGGTGTTGTCAAACTGGATATTCTGCGCAATCGCGATTCCAAGGATGTAACTGCCGGGGTTGTCCGGGTCCTCAATATACCCACGCCTGATCTCGCCCTGCATCGTTTCCAGCAGCTTGGAGTTATCTGTAACGATTTCAGAAATCGAATCGTAAAGCTCCTGGGTCCCGCTCGCGGTGTCGATGATCTGTCTTTTAAGGTTATCAGTAATGGTGCCAAACTGTGAAATATACTCGGAGTGAGTTTCCAACGTGGTGGTGATCATGTCGATCTGCTGCTTCACAGTATCAGACGTCTTTATGATCAAACTCCGCAGGCGCTTCGTCTCGTCAGATTCTCCGGTCGGCCCGTTTTCGTATCCGGTCCCGCCACTGACTGCACGCTTCACCTCGGAGGAAACGGTGTTGACCACAGCCTTCTCCACGTTCTCGTCAAGGTCACGCGCCATACGAACCAGATAATCCCGAAGGACTCTGAGCTGTTCCTGCTCATCGCCCTTCAGGATCGGGGGGAGCTCATACATCGCTGCCCACCTCCAGTGTCCTTGCAATAGAAAAGACCTTGACCGTGCCTGTGCCGGACAGCTTCATCCTCAGATGGTCACAGCGCTTCGGCCTGATTGGGATCACGACCGTTCCTGTCCCGTTCCTGCTGATCGTCCCGCTCTCAACCCAGTTGCCGGAGCTGTCGTACTCCATGTAGATCTTCGCGGTGGACTGTGCCGCCATGTTCAGCCGGATGTCGTAGCGGAAGAGGTACTTGTTGTCGGGGTATTCGTAATACATGATCCCCGTTTCCATCGCCCATTCCAGCGTGCTCTCTGCCGTTCCGGTCGTTCCGTTGAGCGCCAGCAGCTTCCCATTGACATCCAGGCAGTACAGCTCATCGTCCACCTTTGCGAAGCACAGCGCGTGCAGGTTGTCTTCCCGAATCCAGAGGCCCTTGCCGGTGTCGTAAACAAACAGGTGCCAGTTGTTGCTGCTGTCCTTCATCGACAGGTAGTACTTCGTCCCGAACACACCGCCGACCGCGTCAGAGTATTTCTGATCCCCGAAGGAATCACTGATCGTCACGGGGAAGCCTGCCTGCCAGCCGCACACATCTGTCCTCGACTTGTAGTACAGCGTCTCGCCTACCACCTGCAAACTCTTGCTGCTGCCCTTCTGAACTCCCCTGCAGATCGTCTCATCCACGCGGTGCGCCCCTTGCTGAGAGACCGTCACCATATGGATTCGATTTTCCTTGAAAAAGGTCGGGTGCCCCAAATAGTTGATAGCTCCGGTCCATACGCCGTCAGAACCGACGGAGGCTGCCCAGGAATCCGTGCTCAAGCCCTGATACTGCCGCCAGTTTTTGAAGTCCCCCAGCGCCGAGCAGTAAAGCTCATTGATCACCTGGCCATTGACCATGCCGTATTTGCATCCCCATAGCCGGTTCTGGCACTCGATAACAAAGTCCATGTCAGGGATTTTGCGCTCCACATTGACCTTAACACTGTTCTGTGTCATTGCTTCTGTAAGTCCAATCAGAACAATGTAATCATTGGTCACGCCTGTTTCGCCGCCGACGCCGTACAGGTACTTGGTACCGTTCAGATCGTCATAGTACAGACCGGAGATCTCCACGCCGTCGCCTTCTTTGAACATGGACGGCGCAGACCCCTGCGTGGAAAACGTGACCTTTGTGTAGACCGTGGCGACCTGCTCCCAAAGCCCGGAGGAACTGGTGTACTGCTCCAGCGTGCCGTCCTTTGTGTTGATCCAGTAATCCCCGTTCTGCGGGTTTTCCGGCTCCGTGTCAGATGTGGACGAGATTGTGTAGACATTGCCGTCCACATCACATGGCGCATAGCTTACCTGTCCCTCGATTTCCCACGTCGCCTCTAGACTGCCCTTGTCCGCAGAGTCAACAGTGTTGTAATACATCTTGTCCGGAAAGACAATGATATATGCGCCCATGCCGACGAGCTGCTTCTCGACTTTTCCTGTATCGGTGCTGAGACCCGTTAGTGCGGGATGCGCCGTGTCAAAGTTGTAAATCAAGGACCCGTTTGCGGCGTATGCAAGCGCGTCCTTCTCGATCAGCCCACCGGGATTTGTCAGCGTGGAGACCGTGCCTCTTTTCTTTCGGCTCGCAAGCAGAGGATAATAATCGGTGGTGAGGTTCGTTGTTTCATACATCTCCCCATCACCGATCTTATGGTTATGATTACGGCCCCGGAACGTCTCCGTCATCAGACGAGACGTGTTCCCGGGGCTCAAAACTGGCAGTCTAGGCATGTCAGAACCTCCAGGAAGGGCCGCGCAGCGGGCGGTGATTCCGGTGGTACCAGCTCACCCACTGACTGTATTCAGTGTTGTACAGCGTGCTGTAAAGGTTGTACTTGGGGATCTCCGCATTGGCCTCCGCGATCTTCGCGAGCAGGTAATTGGAGTACACATCCAGCGCATAGGGCTCACGGATCAGCAGCTCGTCATCCGAAGAGGTGTAAGCCTCCCAGCCCATAAGGGGCACGCCCTGCAGCGGATTCTCATGTGTCAAGAAGACTTCGTTCAGGACCTTGCCGTCGAAGTTGGAGACCCATGCCATTTTCTGGCTGCTCGTATATTGATTTGGGGAAATATCGTCAACGTGATTGATCAGCTCTCCGACGGTCATGCCGAGTCCTCCTTAAATCGTAACCTTCGCCATGCGGCTCTCTTTGTCGTCGTACATCTTGTCCTCAGCGGTCTGAGAACGCTCGATCTCCTCTGCCACAAAATCCGGGACAGAGACTTCCTTGCCACGGGGGATCTGGTAGCCGACGCCGTTCACGGCGACAAAATAGTTTTCGTCTTCGCCTCTGCGTGCGCGAGGGATCGTGATATTGGTCTTGCCTTCCTGGGGTTTGGATTTGACAGCTTTCGCCATGATGAACTCCTTTCTTGGGGATCACCCCGGGGAGGTTCACTCCCCGGGGGATCTTTTCAATCAGATATTGCTCTCGTCAGTGCCGGAGTAGGTGCTGGTGCTCATGACACGCAGGACACGCTCGGGGTACAGGATGGTCGCGCCATTGGTCTCGAACTTGTAGCCGATGGTGCTGAACTGGTCCAGAGGACCGCCGATCTCGCCCTTGTCGTGCACGATCATCTCCAGAGCGCCGCCCTCGGGATCGATGATGCCGAAGCCGTCCTTGCCGAAGAAATAGGTCGCATAGCAGGCGACACCGTTCAGGGCATGCTCGCCCGGGTAGATCTTCGTGGTGCCGTCGGTGATGCTGCCGAAGTTGGTGCTCGCGAAGGTCAGACCGGAGGTGGTGTTCGCGGTGACGGTCGCCACAACGCCGTTGATCATGATCTTACGACCGACGAGCGCGGAAGCCTCAACAGTGCCGCCGTCGAAAGCCAGGGACGTGATCGCACCGGAGGTGGACGCGTCAGCGGTCAGCTCGAAGCTGTCGGAAGCCAGGGGATCGGGAACGAAGACCGGGGCGAACGCGTTCTCGATGAAGCGGACGCCGTGCAGCTCACCGATCTCACCGTTGAAGATCTGCTCGGTGGCGGCGTACTGGTGGTACTCGATCCACTCCTTGCTGGAGCGCAGGTCATAGACCACGGACGGGTGAACAACCGCGTAGTACTTGTTGTTGATGCGGGGCACGCGGTTCTTCTTCATGATCGTGACCGCCTTATTGACCATGTCGGGGGTCAGGCGGCAGCCATAGGTGCCGTCCTCGGTCAGGCCCTTCTCAGCGGTGACGGCAGCAGCGAAAGCGCCGGTCGCGAGGGTCAGCTTGTCGCAGTACAGCACATTCGTACCGGCGTACAGGGCATTGCGGATCAGGGCTTCCTGGGTCTCAGCAGCGGACGCGCCCATCTCCTCGGTGGCACCCAGGATGACGTCGTCATAGGCGCGGAGCTCCAGTTTGTCAGAGATCGCGGTGTACATACCGTACTGGTCCACGCTGCCGGTAATGGTCGTCATGCCGAACTTCTCACCGGTCGGGATGACAGCTTCCTGCAGGACAGAGGCACGGGGGAAGGTGTTCCACTTGCGCCACTCGACGGTACCCTTGTGGTTGCGGGGCAGGCGCTGCTTCTTGCCGAACTGGGCATAGAACAGCTCTACGCGGGTGTTCTCCAGCAGCTCGGTGTCGTAGAACTCCTTGAGCTCGCCGGACATGGCGTTGGCGCTGGTGCGGTTGGTGGTGTCGCCGGTGTAGGCGTTGGTCATCGTGGCCTGGGCATTGACATTCGTACCCGCGTCCGCGAAGAACTGCAGATTAAAAAGGCTAAGAATAAAGTCTTTCATTGTAATCTCCTCTCTTGAATTTTAGGGGGCACCGTACTTCTGTCGGATATAGGCACGGCGCTCTTCCCTTGTCATTTGTTTGATGTTGGGTGTCGCGGAGACGGCAGCGGTCGAGCTGCTTCCGTTCTCCTTGGGACGGACACCGGAACGGATGTTCGCTCCTGCGTCCGCTTTGATCCTGCGTGCAAGCGATTCCACCTGCCCCTGGAGGATCTCATTGTGATGCATGGAATAGAAAGCGTCTTCAACGCTCATGCTGTTCGGTCCCGGTGCGGTGCGCTGGAAGAACACGGGGTTCGCGAGCTCACGCTGCAGATCAAAATCCGGGAACAGCTCTTTCAGCTTGACTGCCTCCTGCTGCATCTTGTTGAAATGCTGGCGAAGCTGAAACTCCCGGTCGGCCTTTTCCTGCTGTGCACGAAGGGCCTGCTCACGCGCCTCAGCACGTTTGCGTTCCATATTCGCTTGCTCCAACTGTTTCGCCACTTCAACATCTACGCCCATCTCCTCCGCTCTCTGTTCGTAATAGCTGTCGTCGTTGGTGATGGCATTGGTGATGGCGTCAATGTCGAATTGACCGTCCACCGCCTGAATGCCGTACCGAGCTGCGATCAGCTCCAGCGCGGGGTTGAGCTTCTGCATCGTGGCTTCTGCGGCCTGCTTTGCTTCCGTGGCCTTCTTTCCTCTGTCGGCCATCATCGCCTGCAGGCGCTGCTGGTTTTCGGGGATCTGCATGAAGTCGTCCCAGCCCATCGCTGCGGGGGCTGCTTCCTCTACAGGTTCGGGCTCTGTAACAGGCTCCTCATCCTCAATGACAGGGGGCTGCCTCTTGGCCTTCCTCTGACGGAATCTCTCCGCTTTCTCGGGGGGTACTCCCAGATCCTCCAGACTCCGGTCGGCGGCACCGGCACTTACGCCCGAATCGGCTCCGCCATCCCCTCCGCCATCGCCGCCGCTTCCGGAAGCGCCGCCGTCCGCGAAGAACTGGATGTGAAAAATCGGGAGCCATTTCAATACTTTTGCAGACATAATTCTCCTTTCCATACGTCCTGTTTCCGGGGGACGGGCCCTGTGGTTTTATGTCCGCAAACAGCATAAAAAATAGGTGGGTGACAATGTCACCCACCCTTGAAAAATAGTTTCTACTTGTGCCACGGGGCATCCTTGATCGTGTTTTGCGACCAGCCGTTGATGAGGTACAGCTCGTCCTTCTCCTTGTTGGAGATTGGGAGCGAGTCGATGACCTTCAGCTTCTGTTTCTTGACGGACCCACTGTCGGCTTTGCCGTCCCCGTCCTTGTCCTTGCCCTTGCAGGCTTTCATCTTCGTGTCGTAGGACTCATACTGCGACGCCGTCAAGATCGACCTGTACTTGGTGTACCAGGTCAGGTACGAAGCGGATTCCAGCGTCGTGTTCGGGTTCTTGTTCTGATACACAATGAAGGAAGCCTTTGCCTCGGCCTTGACCTTGTCCATGCCGCCGTAGGTCACCCACATTTGCGCGGCCTTGGCCTCGCTGATGCGACCGTCGCGCAGGTCGTCGTCGATCATGCTGTACTTGATGCCGGTAGCCTTTTCACACTTGTACTGCTCGATCATCTTGTCGGCGTCCTCGGAACTCTTCTCGCCGTACTTCATCAGCATCTTCTTAGCCTGAACAGCCGTGATCTTCCCTTCCACAAAGGACTCACCGATCTTGCTGTACGCGATGCCGGTATCGACGAAGCAGGAGTACTCACGAATGGACTTTTCTGCGTCGGCCTGCCGGACGTCTGCCCACTTCACAAGCTCCTTCTGGGCCTCAGCCTTGCTGATCTTGCCCTCCTGGTACTGCTTCTTGATGTAGGTCACGAGCGCGGCGTTGAGCTTCTCATCGTCGCCCACCTGCTCGCGGATCTTCTTTGCGGTGCCGAAGTTGGCGGAGGCATAAGCCCTGTAGAGCCTGTGCGCCTGCTGCGCTGTCGTCCGTTCCACACCGGCTTCGTAGTGAAGGAATTCTCCGTTCATCGCGTCCTCGATGTGGTAGATCATACCGTTGACGATCTTCTCACCGTTGCCGAGTGGGATACCGAGCAGGGTCGAGATGTTCTTTGCGAGGGTGTTTGCCTGCTTGCTCAGGATGATGTCCTTGGCAGACTTCCCTTCCTCGATTCCCTTCTGGACAGACTCTGCGAATTTGTTGGCGCTTTCCACCATGTCCATGACCGTGGAGATCGAGCTGATCTCGACACCGTAATAGGTCTTCCCGAAGACCTTGCTCTCGATGATGTCATACAGCTCGCTGCCGCCCAGCATGTTGCCGGTCAGGGAATCCAGGAACATGTCCAGCAGCTCCATCGAAATGCTTTCTGCTGTGAGCTCCTTGTCGTCGTCCCGGTAAGCGTTCATGCTGTGCAGGATTGCGTCCGCCAGAGCCTTGAAGGCCACAATGGTAGCCGCCGCCGCGATCTGAGACGCCACGGCACGTCTGACGTTCCTCCGCGCCTCTCCGAGCTGCTGTGCCGTCACGCTCCCGGCCTTGAAGTCCTTCCGGGCCTGCGAGTAGGTCGCCGCGCTGTCGTAGAGGATATTGAAGTTTTGCAGGCGCTGGGTCAGGAACATTGTGAGCTGCTTCACCAGCGTCGAGGGATTCCGGAGGATGTCCGGGCGCTGCAGCGTGGTGTAGTTGGGCTGGGACTTCTCAATGATCGTGTTGAAGGTTTCCGCGACCTTCTGATAGTAGGCGTCGGTGCCCTTCTGCAGGGTCGTGTTGTCCGAGACATAGATTTCCGCCGCGTCCCAGAGTTTCCCGACCGTCGCCACGTCCATCGCCTGAATCCAGCCTGTCACCACATGCATCTTCTTCCACAGCCGGTCAAATTTGCTGTTGCTGCCCGCGATATCACCCAGCTCCGTCGTGCTGTACCCTTTCATACGGTACCACATCATCGGGGAGTACTTCCGGATCAGCTCCGCCCGTTTCTGTGCGTTCTTGTGGGTAGCCAGCGCCTTTGTCAGCGGCTCCCAGCCGATGACCGACGCCGCCGTGGGATAGGATGCCGCCTGTCCGAAAGCCGTTCTCAGGCTCAGCGTCAGGCTCGCCCGCGCCATGTGTCCGCGCAGCGTGTTCAGCAGCTCATCGAGAGGACCACCCCGGCCCTTCCGGGCGCCGTTCAGGTCCGCCATCAGGTTCTCCACATAGTTGAGACCGGCGGTGCCGAACTTGTCACGGACGTCGGCCTGCAGGGAACCTGCGTAACCGGTCTGGACCTTCCCCCAGATCTTCTGGAAGTTTCGAACCACAGGCATCAGTCCGCAGTACTGGCTCACGCGCCTGATTTGTGTGCTCGCCACATCACTGACGTCCGCGAGACGGATCGGCTTACCACTGGATACACGTTCCTTCACAAAGCCCGCGTTCTCCAGGGACATGTCCTTCGCGATGCTCTCAAACGGGGTGTTGAGGAAGTCTCCGTCCACCCAGATCGGGAAGTAGTTGTCCACATTGGCTCTCTTGATCCCGTACACGTCCATCGTGGTCTCGTTGATGCGGCTCTTGGAGTACACGTCAAAGAGCTCTTTCGCCGCCGCGATCCACCGCCGGTCGTACTCAGTGAGCTTCTTCTCGATGCTCTCCCGCAGCCCGTCGATGTAGTCGTCCGCCTGGGCCTCGACCTCTTCGATCTGCAGGCGGATGGCGTCCTTCTCTTCCTTGGTCTGCGCCTGCCTGAGCTCGTGGCTGAGATCGCTGAGCTGCTCGCTGAAGCCCACAGCCCTCACGGCACTGTCCATGCCGCTGCTGTTCCTTCTGTTGTAGTAGTCCTTCAGGTTCGGGACCGTCAGGCCGCCGTACTGGATGTGACGCACGTTGTCCTCGTTCTGCAGGTGCAGGTACAGCGCGACCATCATGCCCCTGGTGATGGGGATAGCCTTGCCGTTCTTGTCCTTCAGCCCGATGTCCAGCGTCTCCTTCGGATCGATGAAGCGGTCATAGTTTTTGCCCTTCAGCAGATCGTCGAAGATCATGGTGCCTTCCATCTGGATCTGAAGCTGCCTGAGCTGCCCGTCGTCCAGCATGCGGTACACCTGGTTCCAGGCACCGTTCATCTTGTAGCCGCCCAGCCGGTTGAACATGCGCTCCGGGCTGAGTTGGGCATTGATCCACTGTTCAAACAGGTTCTTGTGGGGCTTCGTAACGCTCTGCGTCTCCTCGCCCATCTGCTTCGCGACCTGGTAGGCGTCGCGTTCCTCACCCATCATTTTGATGACAAGCGCCTTCCGTGCCGTCTTGTCCAGCGCCGTCAGCGCGTCGAGCACCGTCTTCATCTGGTAGGCGCTCATCTTGTTGATCGGCGTCTCACCGACCTCCTCGACCATCTTGTCCAGAAGCTCCGCCACCAC